AGGTTACAAGTATAACGAACTTACGGGGCAAGTAGAACCAGACTACTTGAGAGACATATCATACGCTCTTCCACCTGCTATTGCAGCATTTGCAAGTGTGGGACAGGCCGTTAATCGTAAGAACCTCATGGGTATCGGGACAAAAGCAGCCGCGCAAGAAGAGGGCTACGCTCTAGGCATGTTGAACGGGCAAGTAATAGGATTGTCTCCCGGTATAGGCGGGGGAGAAACTCGTGTCCTCAGTGGCGTTCTTCCGGAAGGCTTATCTGTCGAACAACGAAAAGATATAGTAGCACAACTTGAAGAGATGGGCGCGACCTCTAGAGAAACATTCAGGTTAGAGCAAGAAGAACGACAGCGCCGTATGGGTATGTCTCAGGCAAATCAAGTAGAAATAGACAGTGGGGCAGGAATATATCAGGCCGGTGATTATATCGATCCTATGAGACCTAACACACGATACACCCCGCCCGCACAAGTTACATACACGAGTGATCCAGAGGATAGCGGCACTTCCGGTAATCAGTATTCTGTTCCTTCAACTGCTGATGCTAATCGTTCTGTAGGACAAGACTACAGCTACACTGCCTACGAACCGATGGCAGATGGCGGAGAGGTAGTGCAGAAGACAGGCTTTGTAGAAGGCTCCCCTGACAACTATACCAAGGCGCAAACTGTAGCCGACGACGAGTACAGACAGGTCAAGGAGGGATCGTTTGTTCTCAACGCTCCTGCAACAGAGGAGTTGCAAAAAAGGGGCATGTTGCCGACAGGGGTTGACAATCCCACTAAAAACACTACAATAAAAGCAAATAAAGGCGGGATGATGGACGTTGCCCTATCTAAGGGCGAGTACGTACTAGAGCCAGAAGACGCACAGCGTATCGGCTACGACAACCTAAGAGAAGTAAATAACAAGGGTAAGGCAGAAGTAGATCGTCGGCAAGCCGCATCTGATGGCGGGTTTATTGACGGATACGCAGCGGGAGACGAAGTGACTCGTCCTACTCCTAGTCCTGTTCGTCTCGCAGCTATACTTGATCAACAAGAAGTAGTAGAGAAACCCCTGACTCTGCAACAGGCGTATGATCGTGTCAAAGATAGATTTCCGTCAATAGAAAAAGCAAACAAAGAAATAGACTCTATCATAGATGAGTTGCCCTCAGAAGATGTTCTTGCCTTTATGATCTTGCGCGAGGCTTCTGTCCTTGGAAGGGACGGCATGAGAGCGTCCGGACATGTGGCCATGAACAGGGTACATTCGGACTACAAAGACTTTTCTGACGTTACAGACCTTGCGTCTTTGGCAAAGGCCAAGACATCTCGTGGGGGATATCAATTTAACGTATTTAATATATCAGATTTTCGCGAGGGTCTCGCAGAACTGACACAAACAGATTACGGTAAACAGGCTTACGCAGACGCCCGCGATCTTGCAGAAGAAATTTTCTATGGGTTAGACGAGGATAATACAAGAGGAGCATTGTTCTTCCGTAATCCTGCTATATCCACAGCCGGTGACTTTGAGAAAAAAGTACGAGACGCAGAATACATTCCCACGCTTACTGTGCGTGGAGAAAAATCCACACAAGAGTATTACCGTCCTATCGAACTTATGGACGCGGAAGATACCCGATACATTTACTAAATTCGTCAGCTACCCGCTACTGCGGCCCTGACACAACCGGAGCGGCTACCCACAGCCAAGTGGCCCCGCATGTGAGGTAAATAAAATGGCAAAAAAAGTTCGTGGCCATCGTGCCAATAAACCCAACGATTCTTTCGGAACAATCAACAGCGAAACTCTCTACAAAGGTGCCTACCGTGAGGAGGTATATCAAGACGAAGAGGATGAAACTGTAGAACAACACGCGGAAGAAGCAGCGTCGGATGAGAAATCCGAACCTAACTTTGCAGAAGGTGCTGAAAAAACAGATCACGATTACAAGAAGCGTTATGACGATCTAAAGAAACACTACGACGCAAAGATATCTGAGTTCAAGGCAAAAGAAGAGGAAATGACGGCGACCCTTACACAAGCTACTCGCCAGAAAAATATTTCTCTGCCCAAGTCTCCCGAAGAACTGGAAACATTCAAAGAGCAATATCCCGACGTGTATGATGTCGTCGAGACTATTGCAACGATGAAAGCCGGTGAACGAGCCGGAGAACTTGAAAAAGAACTAGAAACAATCCGTGAGAAAGAACAGAATACTAGGGTTCAAGCGGCATACCAAGAACTTACAAACAATCATCCAGACTTTAATGAGTTGCGTACGGATGAGCGTTTTCTCAAGTGGCTTGAAGAACAACCCGAAAATATCTCTGACGGCATTCTAAAGAACAATAGTGACGCCCGCTGGGCATCCCGTGTTCTTGACCTTTACAAGGTAGATGCTGGGATCACAGGCAAGAAACGCGCCAAGAAGAACGAGTCTGCTGCAGCGGCTGTAAATTCTCCAAAGGCACGTGACATTACCGGTGAAGCAAGAGGAGATGATCGAATCTGGAAAGCCTCTGAAATCGGCAAGATGAAACCTTGGGAGTTTGAAAAACACGAAAGTGAACTCGACAAGGCTCGTCAAGAAGGCCGAATTGACTACAACAATTAACACTAACCTCCAAATAGGAAGGATGAACTAATGGCTTTTAATAGCGCGTCAGGTCATAATAACCTGCCTTCCGGTAACTTTACACCGGAAATTTTCAGCCAGAAAGTCCTCAAATTCTTCCGTCGCGCTTCGGTTGCAGAAGATATTACGAATACCGACTACGCTGGCGAAATTGAGAACTTTGGCGATACTGTTCGCATCATCAAGGAACCGACAATCACGGTTTCTTCGTATGCTCGTGGATCAGTAGTAAACCCGCAAGACCTTGCTGACGATCAGACAACTATGGTTGTCGATCAGGCAAACGCTTTTGCATTTAAGATTGACGACATTGAAGAGCGTCAGTCTCACGTTAACTTTGAGGCTCTTGCCACTTCTTCGGGTGCATACTCGCTGAAGCGCAAGTACGACGCCAACATCCTGCAGAACATGGCAGACAACGCTGGTAACACTGGCACTTCTGTCGGTACTGCTGGCGCACCTATCGATATCACTGGTAGTGGTAACGAAGATGCTGCTGTAAACTTGCTGATGACAATGGCTCGTATCCTCGACGATCAGTCTGTTCCAGAAGAGAACCGCTGGTTTGTAGCACCTCCGATCTTCTACGAGAATGCGTTCAAGGCTGGTGCCAAGTTCGCAGAAGTTCAGGTAACTGGCGACGGCACCACGCCGCTTCGCAACGGTCTTGTAATGGCTGGCAACATTGCTGGCTTTAACTGTTACAAGTCCACTGCCCTGAACAACTCAGGAACTGACGTTGTGACGATCACTGCTCAGGACACTACCAATGACTTTGTTGTCATGGGCGGTCATATGTCCTCAACTGCAACTGCTTCGCATATCGCGAAGACTGAAGTTGTACGTTCAACTGAAACCTTTAGTGACATCGTTCGTGGTCTCCACGTGTTTGGCCGTAAGGTCATTCGCCCAGAAGCCATCGTTCAGGGTGTCATCAAGACTGACTAATAGGGAGGCTTAGTAATGGCTACTTACACTGTAACTGGCGCTGTCGCAGGCGTCCCTCTTGGCATCAAGCCGCAGATCGTAGAAGTCGTTCTTGACTTCTCGTCTACCAGCCTCACCACTTCGGACTCCGTTGAGGTTTTCGAAATGAAGGCAAACACTCTTGTCCTCATGGCGGGTGTGGAAGTCCTTACCGTAGCATCGACCGGTTCTCCGGTCCTTGACCTTGGTGATGACGCAGACGACGATCTCTACGTTGCTGCTCTTGACGGTACTGCTACCGGCCACGAGATCAACAATGCAGCCGGTACTGCAAAACTGTACACCGCTGCCGATACCATCGATCTGATTGCCAACACGGCAACCTTCGACGGTAAGGTACGTGTGTTCGCAGTGATTGCAGAGATGGGTACTGCAGAGACGGCGGCATCGTTCGCCTAACAAGCTTGTCGGGGGGGCCACATGCCCCCTTGACATCTCTTTTTATACGTGATATATGCAGGAATCCCCTGCCGGGATAAATCCTTCAAACGGAGATTCCCTAATGAATTACATCACTAGCAATGTGCCCTATTTTAAAGCGTGGGTACGCAGAGAGTACACGACCAATCACGACAGATATCATGG